TGCACAGCTTGCAGAAATGGAAGTTCGCAAAGCTAAGAAAGATTTTATTGCTACTTCACAAGTCTTGAAAGGATGGACTGAAATAGTTGGTGCAATGAAAAGTAAACTTATTGCAATCCCAAGTATAATTGCACCGCAACTATCAGTTGAAGCAGAGGTTGGTACTATTCGTCAATTATTGAGTAATCAAATCAATGAATGTTTAGAGGAATTATCAAACTATGATCCAAAACAACCTACATCATCTAATGATACAAACAATGCAGAGCCTAAGTCCGCCACCAAGACTAACGGTCAGCAAGTGGGCAGACCAAGAAAGGCGACTATCATCGGAGGCTAGTTCTGAACATGGTCGATGGAGAACAGAAAGAGCAAAATATCAACAAGGTATAATGGACGCTATTAACGATCCTAAAATAAAAGAGATCGTTGTTATGAGTTCGGCTCAAGTTGGTAAAACTGAAATACTTTTAAATATAGTTGGATTTCATATTGACCATGATCCGGCACCAATATTAGTAGTTCAACCAACTTTAGAAATGGCACAAGCTTTTTCAAAAGATCGTTTAGCACCAATGCTAAGAGATTCACCACCATTAAAAAACAAAGTCAAAGATCCTAGAAGTCGAGATTCAGGAAATACGACTACACATAAGATATTTCAAGGTGGTCATATAACAATGGTTGGTGCTAATTCGAGTTCTGGTTTAGCCAGTAGACCAATTCGTATTGTGTTGTGTGATGAAGTTGATCGCTATCCTCCTAGTGCTGGAACAGAAGGCGATCCAATACAGTTAGCTAAAAAGAGGTCAGCGACTTTCTGGAATAGAAAGATAGTAATGGTTTCGACTCCAACCAATAAAGGTGCAAGTCGAATTGAAAGTGCCTATTTAGAATCCAACCAACAAAAATACTTTGTGAAATGTAAAGACTGCAAAGAAGAACAAACCCTTCATTGGAAGAATGTTCATTGGCAAGATGAAAATCCTGATACTGCTGTTTATGTATGTGAGTTTTGTGGTTCAGCATGGAATGACAACGATAGATTAAAAGCTATTAAAAAAGGTGAATGGAAAGCGGCAGAAGATTTTAAAGGAATAGCTGGATTTCATCTATCAGGATTATATTCGTCTTGGATCAGTCTACCTGATGCAGTGAGAGAGTTTTTATCAGCAAAACGATTACCAGAAACCTTGCGTGCTTTCGTCAATACTTACTTTGGTGAAAGTTGGGAAGATGAAGGTGAACGAGTTGATGATATATCTATCTCATCACGAAGGGAGATTTGGGCGAATGTACCAAAGGGTGTCATTGTATTAACAGCAGGTGCCGATATACAGAATGACAGAATCGAATGTGAAATCGTAGGTTGGGGTCGTGATGAAGAAACGTGGTCAATAGATTATAAGGTTATATATGGCGATCCATCTGCACCTCAGTTATGGAATGATTTAGATGAGTTTTTAGCTAATGAATACGACCATGAATTAGGTGGAAAGATTACTATTCGTTCAGCTTGTGTTGACTCCGGTGGACATTACACAAATGCAGTTTACACCTTTTGCAAACCGAGAGGATATAGAAGAATATTTGCTATTAAAGGAATTGGTGGTGAAGGCAAAGCTTTAATAGGAAATCGGTCTATAAATAATGTAGCTAAATGTCCGTTATTTATAGTTGGCGTAGATACTGCAAAAGAAATTGTGTATTCACGATTAAAAATTGAAAACGAAGGTGCTGGATATTGTCATTTTCCTGAAGATAGAACTGATGAATATTTTAGACAACTCACTGCTGAAAAAATAGTTACTCGTTACCGTAAAGGTTTTCAAAGACGAGAATGGATTAAAACAAGAGCAAGAAATGAGGCTTTAGACTGTAGGGTTTATGCCTTATCAGCTTATGCAATTTTGAATATTAACATCAATCAAGTAGCAAACAGATTTGAAAAAAGGAAGGATTTGGAAGCAAAACCAAAATCTAAAACTCTAAACCCAGTTATTCATCGACCTACAAATCGAACTAATAAAGGAAATTGGGCTACTGATTGGAGAAATTACTAAAGGGAAACAATGGCAAACTTATTTGACTCGGCTAATGCTCCAACGATTGAACCAGAAGAATTAATTGTTGGTGATTTGTGGCAATGGAAAAGAACTGATTTGAATACAGATTATTCTAATTCACTTTATACTTTGAAATATGCTTTAAGATTACAAGCGACAACTGCAACTGAAATAGAGATTACAGCAAGTGCATCGGGTGATGATTATTTAGTTAGTGTTTCTAAATCAACAACTGCATCTTACACCGCAGGTACTTATACATGGCAAGCATATATAACAAGAGATTCCGATTCCGAAAGAATAACAGTTGATAGAGGAACTCTGAAAATTATAGCAAACAGAGATGCTTCAACAGCAGATCCCAGAACCAATGCAAAAATAATATTAGATGCTATTCAATCCGTTATCGAAGGTCGGGCAACAAAAGATCAAGAAAGCTTTTCTGTTGCCGGAAGAACATTAGCGAGAACACCTTTAGAGGATTTAATTAAATTTGAAGAAACCTACAAAGCAAGAGTTGATAACGATGAAAGGAAGTATCGTAGAGACAGAGGTCAGGGTACTGGAACTTCAGTGAAAGTGAGTTTCTAATGGGTATACTAGATTTATTTAAAAAAAGACAAAGAACAAAAAGACAAGCAAGGACTTTCGATGGAGCAGGAACAGGTAGACTCTTAACAGATTTCAAGAGTGTGTCAGCATCAGCCGATAGTGAATTAAAACCAAGTTTAAAAATATTAAGAAATAGATCAAGACAGTTAGCGAGGAACAATGACTATGCTAGTCGATACATACAACTCATGCGTGATAATGTTGTTGGATCGGCAGGTGTTAATTTACAGAATCGTGCAAGATCGGATAGAGATAGAAATCGTTTCGATTCATTAGCAAATGTTGTTATTGAAGAAGGATGGAGAGCTTGGGGTTATGCAGGTGTCTGTACGATAGATGGAAAATTAAGTTGGTTGGATTGTCAAAAGTTATTTATTGAAACATGGGCGAGAGACGGTGAAGTTCTTATTGAATTGTTTGAACAAAAACCAACGGAAGATAATCCATATGGTTTTGCAATACGATTTTTAGAAGCTGATTATTTAGATGAAACGTATAGTGATGTAAATTCCTCCAATGGTAATGTGATACGAATGGGTGTTGAAATTGATAAGTTTGGAAAACCCGTTGCGTATTATCTTACATCACAAAATCCTTCAGACACTCAATTTCCAAATGCTCAATTAAGAAAATATCAAAGAATAGAAGCAGGAAGATTAATTCATGCCTATAGAATGGATCGACCACAAGCAACGAGAGGCGTTCCACCATTAAGTGTTTCAATGGTTGATTTGCAAATGTTAGGTAAATATATGGAAGCGGAACTTGTTGCAAGTAGAGTAGCAGCAAGTTCAATGGGAATAATTAAGAAGTCAGGTGATTACACAGGAGATGGAACAGAAGATACTTACAATCCAACTATTAATTTAGAAGCAGGTACGTTTCAAAAGTTAGATCCGAATGAAGATCTAACAATGTTTGATCCGAGTCACCCAACGAGTCAATTTGAAAGCTTTATTAAAAGTACATTGAGAGGAGTAGCTTCTGGACTAGGAGTGTCTTACACCTCATTGGCAAATGATCTACAAGGTGTGAGTTATTCTTCTATCAGACAAGGTGCATTAGAGGAGAGAGATTATTACAGAGGTTTGCAAGCATGGATGATTGACCACTTTCATGGAGTTATCTTTAAGAAGTGGCTACAACATTCATTGACAATAGGAGCTTTGCAGCCATTCGGAGCTAATGCACCTTTACCTGCAAGCAAATTTAGACAGTTTCATAGACCAAGATGGACTCCAAGGGGTTGGTCTTGGGTAGATCCTCAAAAAGAAGCAATGGCAATAGCTGTTCAATTAAATAATGGAATGGCAACGATGCAGGATGCTTTGAATCACTATGGAAGGGATGTTCAAGATCATTTTGACCAACTCAATAGAGAATCACAAATGGCGGAAGATGCAAATATTAAGATTGCCTTCCAACCATTCGGTGGAGGTCAAAGTGCATTTGGTTCATCAAAAATAGATCCAACACTAATAGAAGAATCACAAGATACGGATTCGGAAGGATAAGAACATGACTGAAGATATGAGAGTCGATGAGGTAACAGTTGTTGGAGGAAGGTATAATCAAGAAGTTAAAGAAGAACCTTCTAAAGATAAAGAAGTTACTGAGAAGAAATTCAGACACGCCACTATAGATGTAAGACAGATTGAAAAAGAAAGTCGTAGGATACGACTAGCATTTTCATCAGAAGAACCTGTAGAACGTGAATTTGGATATGAGGTTTTATCACATAATAATGATGCGATAGAATTAGACTGGTTACGAAGTGGAACTGCTCCACTTCTACTCGACCATGATCCTCGCAAACAAATTGGAGTAATCGAGGGTGTTCAGGTCGGTGCAGATAAGGTTGCAAGAGCTAATGTTCGTTTTGGAAAATCAAACTCAGCTAATGAAATCTTTGACGATATTCAAGATGGAATACGAAGTAATGTTTCCGTTGGCTATCGTATAAATGAATTGCACAAGAGAGAAAAGTTGGAAGGCGATAACGGTTTGGATACTTATATTGCTGAAAAATGGACTCCTTTAGAACTAAGCATTGTTTCTATTCCTGCTGATCAATCAGTAGGCGTTGGGCGAAGCTTAGAAACTCCATTAACTCAAAGTCAGAAGGAGAAAACTATGACTGAAGAAGTAAAGACTGAAGAAATAAAAACTGAAGTCAAAAAAGAAAAAGAAGCTCCTCAAGTTAATGTAAGGGAAATCCAAACAGAAGCTAGAGAAGCTGAAATAAAGAGAATAAGAGAAATTCAAGCTCTTGGTTCTCAACATAATCTTCAAGAAGTTGCTGATAAAGCACTTGAAGATGGAACTCCATTAGATCAATTCCGAGGAATTGTATTAGAAGAAGTTTCAAAAAAGACTAATGAACAAGTATTCAAACTTCCTTCAGAAGTTGGAATAAATGAAGAAAAAAGAGTATACTCATTTATGAAAGCTATTCGTGCATCAGCAACAGGTGATTGGCGAGAAGCTGGATATGAAAGAGAAATCTCAGACGAAATAGCAAGAAAAACTGGCAAAGATGCTAGAGGTTTTTATGCTCCATCCGATATTGCATGGACTAGAGACCAAACAGCAGGAACAGACTCACAAGGTGGATACCTTGTTGGCACTGTTCACCGTGGTGATATGTTCATTGAAGCTTTATATGGCAGAAGTGTTGTATTAGCTAACGGTGCTGTTCAAATGCAAGGACTTGTTGGTAACATTGCTATTCCAAAACTTTCAACAAGTGCATCAAACGTAGCATTTGTAGCAGAAGGTTCAGCACCAACTGAAGGTGCAGAAGTTTTTGCACAAGTCAGTTTGAGTCCTAAAACTTGTGCTGGTTACATTGATTTCACAAGGAAATTAATGTTGCAATCTGATCCAAGTATAGAGCAAGTGATAAGAAATGACTTTATTTCTACCTTCGCTTCAAAACTTGATACTGTATTCCTAGAAGGTGGCGGAAGTAATGAACCCACTGGCATAGGACAAACATCAGGTATTGGTGATGTTGCTATGGGAACTAATGGCGGTGCTATAACTTATGCAGCATTAGTTGACCTTGATTCTGAAATCACACAAGACAACGCAGGCACAGATGACATGATTTGTGTTACTACTCCTCAAGTTGTAGGTGAAATGAGACAAACACCAAAACAAGCATCTGGTGTGGAAGGCAATTTCATTCTTAACAATGATGAGTTAGTTGTTGGTCATAGAGTTGTAAGCTCATCAAATATGCCTTCAAATCTAACTAAAGGATCAACATCAGGTACATGTCATGCAGTCCTAATTGGTTCTATGAGTCAAGCACTCGTAGGATTTTGGAGTGGTTTAGACGTAGTAGTTGACTCCTCTAGTTTAGCAACAAGTGGTGGCACAAGATTAGCAGGATTCTTTGATACGGATTTTGCTGTTCGTCATGCTCAATCATTTGCTGAAATCAGAGATGTAACAATTGCTTAAACTTTAACCTAGATGAAAGATAGAGGGCATTAATTTGTCCTCTATCCTTCGAAGGAATTTATTATGAAAATTGAAATTATTAAAAGAACACACGTTAGAGGTGTTCCACACAATGAAGGCTCTTTAATTGAAGTGTCAACATTAGAAGCAAAGCAATTTGCATCATCAGGTCACGCAAAAATAGTTGAAAGCAATAGAGCTATTGGTATTAATGATTCAGAAGAACCCACGAAAAGAAAGAAAAAGGGTTGGCGTAAGAAGTAGTGGCTAATTTTGAAAGTTCAACTGATTTATCTAATTTCTTTGATACAGATGATTTTGCAGTAGAAGCAACTTATACCGTTCAAGGTGGGAGTGCTGCTACTATAAAAGGTGTTTTTGATAAGGATTTTATAGAAGTAGACGCAGGTGGAGAAGTTGAACTTGCTTCAACAGATCCACGTTTCTTTTGTAAAACAAGTGATGTATCGAGTGCATCAAATGGAGACACTATAGTTATTGATTCTGTTACTTACAAAACGAGACTGGTTGAACCGAATGGTACAGGTGTAACGGTAATGGTATTGGAAAAACAATAGATGGCTCACGTAAGAGAAACAATTAGGTCAAATATTGTAACAGTATTAACTGGGTTGACGACTACTGGAAGCAATGTGTTTGAAAGTCGTCATTATCCTTTAGAAACTGGAAATTTGCCTGCTCTTTGTATCTACACATTAACTGAAGAAACAGAGTATGCAACGATGACTATTCCAAGAACACAATTAAGAACACTGAATGTTGCAGTAGAAGCTTATGTTCAGGCAACCAGTTCAATAGATAACACAATTGATACGATAGCAGTTCAGGTAGAAGAAGCTTTGGATGCCGATCTAACGAGAGGTGGAAATGCTAAAGACACACAAGTAACCGGAGTGGACATTGATTACTCTACCGAAGGCGATCAACCACTTGGAATAGCAAAGTTTAATGTCGTTGTTCTTTATGAAACATTAGAGAACGATGTTGAAACAGCAGTCTAGGAGAAGCAAATGGCTAAAAGAGTAAAAGTTTATAATTCATCAGGAGATGAAATCGAAATTTGGGAAGATTCACTTCCTAAATATATCAAGAATGGTTGGAGTGAGAAATCTTCCAATGATTCTAAACCTAAACCTAAAACAAATAAATATATTCAGAAGGAGAATAAATAAATGGCAAATCATGCAGGAAGTGAAGGCACAGTAAAAGTAGGTTCTAATGCTGTTGCTGAAATCCGTTCATTTAATGTAGATGAAGCAGGAGACACTATAGAAGATACAACAATGGGAGATACTGTAAGAACGTATCTCGCAGGTCTTAAAACATGGACTGGAACAGTTGACTGTTATTGGGATGAAACAGATACATCAGGGCAAGGTGCTTTGGATGTTGGTTCGTCAGTAACTATAAACTGGTATCCAGAAGGAGCTGTAGCTGCTGATACTTATTTTACTGGAACTGCAATAATTACAAGTAAAGGTATAGCTTCAACATTTGATGGAATGGTAGAAGCTTCTTATGGAGTTCAAGGCACTGGTGCATTAACTGAATCAACTGTTTAATAATTTATGACTGAAATAGGTGATCGTATTCGTGAGCTGAGAAAAGATGACCACATCAAGATCGAAGTTAACGAATGGGGTACGAAAGGAAAGCCACTTGTATTTTATTCAGGTTCTTTAAGGTGCAACGAATTAAATAAACTTCAAAGAAAGCATAAGAACTTTTTATCAGAAATGACTACGGGAAATCCAAGTATGGAAGCAGTGGTTGATTTGATAATAATTAAAGCAGTAGATGAAGATAATAAACCTATCTTTGACGTTAGTGATAAACCAGTTCTATTAAGAGAAAAAGTAAACGTATTAATGGATGTTATTAGCAAAATGTTTTCAAGCTTAACATCTATTGAGGAACTGGAAAAAAACTAACTACCGATCTGTTAAGACTAAATCTGATCCATTTAGCAGATCGGCTAGGAAAAACCATAGAAGAAATAGAAGAAATCACACTCGAAGAATTTAACGAGTGGATGGCTTATTTTAGATTGAAGGAAAAACAACATGGCAATGAAACAAGAAGCAAAAATAGTCTTAAAAGCTCAAGATAAAACTAAGCTTGCTTTTAAATCTGTTAATAGAGGTTTCGGTAGGATGCGTAAAGCTATGGGTGGTATTTCTAAACTATTACCTGCTCTTGCTGTTGGTTTTAGTGCTGTTGCTTTTGTAAACTTTACTAAAAATGCTTTTAAGACTGCTGACGCATTAGGTAAGACTGCTGATAAAATAGGATTAACAACTAAATCATTACAAGAACTAAGATTTGGTGCTTCTCAGTCAGGGGTTAAAGTCGAAACCCTAGATATGGCTATGCAAAGATTTTCTCGTAGACTTGGTGAAGCTCAAAGAGGAACAGGTGAATTAACAGGAACTTTGTTAGAATATGGCATAGCTGTAAAAAATGTTGATGGTTCTAGTCGTAGTGTTGATGAAGTATTAAGTGATGTAGCTAATACTATTATGAACGCAGAGAGTAGTACAGAACGATTAAGGATTGCTTTTAAAGCATTTGACTCAGAGGGTGCAGCACTCGTCAATATGTTGAAAGGTGGTGCTTTAGGACTTCAATTATTTAGAGACCAAGCTAACGAATTAGGAATAGTAATGGAAGATCACTTAATTCGTAATGCAGAAGAAACTGGCAACAAGTTTGACATATTAACAAAAGTGATGGGAATAAGATTTCAATCTATGCTTATTGAATTAGCACCTTTAATAGACAAAGTAGCAAAAGCTTTAATTGATTTATTTAAACCTGCAAAAGTAACGATGGAAGAATTGCTCCAAGTATCTGACACACTTACTGATCGGTTAGCAGCAAATTGGGAGGAGATACAAAAAGCGACAAAGGCATACAGTGAAAACAGCATGGCTGTTACAAATTTAAAAGTTCACCATGAAATGTTGCAAGAACAATTAAGAAAGGTTGTTTATAATATAAAAGTATTAAAAGGAGAAATTGTAGATCTTGGTGAGGTAACTGCTACAGGTTCAACACAAATTAAAGATTATAAAGTTCAATTTGATGAAATGTTAGTACCGTTTGAAGATGTAAAATCTATCAGAAATTTCAGAGATGAATTTAAAAGTTTAAATAAAGTATTAGCAGACCAAACTGTTTCAGCTATGAAAAAAGTTGAGGATTCTATAATAGCTATTACATGGGGTACTAAAACAGCTAAAGAAGCTTTTCGAGATATGGCTATTTCTATTCTTCAAGATATACAAAGAATAGCAATGAGAGAAGCTACATCAGGTATAGCTCAAGCAGGATTTGGTTTTCTTAAAAATCTAGGTAGTAGTTTATTTGGAGGATTCGGGGGTAGTCCTAGTATAGGTGGTGGTCATGATTTTGAAGGGATGCAAGGTGGCGGTCATGTCAATAAAAATCAACCGTATATGGTTGGTGAAAGAGGTGCTGAATTATTTGTACCACAAACATCAGGTGAAATTGTTCCTCATGGAGCAGGTGGAGTAACCATTCAAAACATTATCAATGTTTCAACAGGTGTAAGTCAAACAGTAAGAGCTGAGGTTGCTTCGTTGATGCCACAAATTAGTGCCATGACTACTCAAGCAGTTGCGGATGCTAGGGCAAGAGGAGCAATAAGTTAATGGTTTTATTTTATGCAATTATTTATGTGTGTTTAGCATCATGTTCAACTGATGGAGACAGGCAAGCTTTCATCTATAAAGAACCAGTCGCTTATGAACAATGTGTTGTTACAACGGAAGAAATGAAAGTTGCTTTACGTTCTAAATATTCTGAATTAATACATCGACCACTAAGCTCATTATGTGTTCGTGAAGATCTTCTAAAGAATAAAGATAAGTATCGGATTTTCTGATGGCGATAACATATCCATTATCACTTCCGGCTGTAAAAGATATTAAAACTATTAATTTTCGTTCTGTTAATACCGTTGGTATATCAACGAGTCCTTTTACTTATGCTCAACAGGTGTATCAATACACAGGTCAAAAGTGGGAGGCAGAAGTTACTTTACCTTCAATGAAGCGTGCAAATGCTGAGGAATGGATTAGTTTTTTAGTTAAATTAAAAGGGAAATACGGAACTTTCCTAATGGGTGATCCTAATGGAGAAACACCTAGAGGAAGTGCAAGTTCTACTCCTGGAACGCCAGTAGTAAATGGTGCAAGTCAAACTGGGTCAAGTTTAGCGATTGATGGTTTACCTGCTTCTGCAACTGGATATTTAAAAGTGGGAGACTATATTTCTTTAGGTAGTGGAACTTCAACTCGATTATATAAAGTTTTAGATGATGCAAATAGTAATAGTTCAGGAGAAGTAACTCTTGAAATATTTCCTGATTTAAGAGTTTCACCTGCTGATGGTGATGCGGTAACTGTATCTTCAGCTAAAGGAACTTGGCGTTTAAATTCAAATGAAACACAATGGAGTATAGATGTCATTGCTGTCTATGGTTTAACTTTTGCTTGTGAGGAAGCATTATGAGTAGGGGTGTAACAGCAGCTTTAAATACGCAGTTAACAAGTTCATCTTTACAACCTTTTTTAGCGGTTAGAATGGCGTTTCAAACTGGTGATTTACGTTTATGGACTGGATATAATGATATAACGATTGATGGAGATACTTATACCGGTTCGGGAACACTTATGTCTATTTCTCCTGCGGAAGAAACAGCAGCAGTAGAAGCTAAAGGTGCGAGTATTATGTTAAGTGGTATCCCAACTGATGTTGTGAGTCTTGCATTAAGTCAAAATTATCAAAATAGACGGTGTATTATTTATTTTGGATGTTTATCCAGTGGAGTAGTAGTTGCAGATCCATATCCGATATTTACTGGTTCAATGGATGTTATGACGATTGATGAAGGATCGGAAACTGTAAGTATAGGTCTATCTGTTGAAAGTCGTTTAATTGATTTAGAACGTGCAAGAAACAGACGTTATACATCCGAAGATCAAAAACAAATATACCCGAATGATTTAGGTTTAGATTTTGTTGTGGATTTACAGGATATGCCTATTGCTTGGGGTCGAAGTACGTCAAGTGATGCCTAATGAACTGGACAGAGTTTGAATGTATTATAGATGAGTCTCGCACTAGAGATTTTCAATGGGGTAATCATGATTGTATGCAGTTTGTTAACCGCATATATAAAACATTAAAAGGGCAAGTTCTTTGTCCTGAAGCTGAGAAAAGATATTCAACTGCTTTTGGTGCAAGAAAAGCATTATTAGAAGAAGTAAATGGTGATTACAAGTTGCTGATAGATAGGTATTTGGAACGTGTAGATCCTAAATTAGCAAAAAAAGGTGATGTGGTTATGTTTGATACTAGAGGAGATGGAGACGCTGTTGGGATTTGTTTAGGAAGCCAGTTTTGTTGTGTTACTTCTGTCGGATTATCTTATTTACCAATGAGTTTAGCTCTATTGGCATGGAAGGTTTTATAAGATGCCACAATTAATTCCAGTGGTTATTGCTACCGCAGCATCTACAATAGGTTTTTATTTCACGGGTACAACAATCACGACTGCTTTTGTAATAAAAACTTTTGCAATAAATGCTGTGATGTCAGCAGCTTCAAAAGCATTAGCTCCAAAACCAAAAAAACTTGATACTCCAAGTTTTACGCAACGAGCAAGTGGTCGTATTTTAAATATACGTCAACCAATTATGTCAAGACAATTAGTCTATGGTGAAGTAAAAACAGGTGGTTCCGTTGTTTTTATGGAAGCAACTGATGACAACCAATATATGCACATCATCTATACAGTTGCAGGCCATGAAGTTAATGCTATTGGTGATGTATATTTTGATGATCAAGTTGTTCCTATTGATGGATCAAACGAAGCTACAGGTACATTTGCAGGATATGCAAGAATAAAGAAACATTTAGGTTCAACAACACAAATTGCTGATGATGACTTGGTGGCAGAGAGTGATGGTAAATGGACTTCAGCTCATCGGTTGAGAGGAATAGCTTATTTATATGTTCGTTTAAATTTTAATAATGATCTGTATCCTAATGGAATACCTAATATATCTTGTATTGTTGAAGGTAAAAAGATTTATGATCCAAGAACTTCAACTACAGCGTATTCTACAAATTCAGCTTTAATAATAAATGATTATTTAAAAGATACTTTTTTTGGATTGGGTTGTAGTGATCTTGAAGTAAACGACACACTAATTCAAAGTTGTGCTAACTCTTGCGATGAAGATGTAACATTAGCAGCAGGTGGTACAGAAGATAGATATACAGCTTCGGGAATAATAGATAGTGATCTAACACCAAAAAATATTATTGAGGAATTAATATCAAGTTGTGGTGGAACATTATCCTATTCAGGTGGAAAATTTAATCTTAAAGTTGCTGTTTACAGTACGCCTTCTGTAACTCTCACCGAGGAAGATATAGCAGGTGGGATACAAGTAAACACTAAAACTTCTCGTAGAGATCAATTTAATGCAGTCAAGGGTGTGTTTACCGGTGAAGAAACAAATTGGATTCCTACTGATTATCCAATGATTCAAAGTACAACATTTAAAGAAGAAGATAATAATGAAGAAATATTTGTTGATATGCCATTGCCATTTACAAGTTCCAATGCGGCTGCTCAACGATTAGCTAAAATAGCTTTATACCGTTCAAGACAACAAATAAGTGCAATGATACCTTGTAATCTTAATGCTTTTCAGCTTGCAATAGGTGATACGGTTCAAATAACAAATACAAGACTTGGTTGGACTGCTAAAACATTTGAAGTAGCAGGGTGGAATTGTAATATCGGAACAGAAACGAGTGAAGTTATTCTTGATGTAAGAGAAATATCTTCAAGTGTTTATGATTGGGATGCAGAAGAAACCGCATTTGTTAAGGATAATACAAATCTACCTAATCCACTTTTAGTAACAGCTCCAAGTGTTCCAACTGTTACAGAGAGTTTATATATTACTAGGGATGGTGCAGGGGTAAAAGCAAAAGCAGTTTTAACGTGGGTCGTGAGTCCTGATGCGTTTGTTGAAGAATATGAAGCAGAATATAAGCTTAATACAGATACTAATTATACTTCACTAGCAAGAACAACTTCTAATACTATTGAAATATTTGATATTGCAAGTGGGGTATATAATTTTAGAGTTAGAGCCATTTCAACTTTAGGGGTTCGTTCAAGTTTTACCACTCGCACACAAGAAATCTTCGGTTTAGGAACAGCACCAAGTGCTATAGCAAATTTAAGCATAGAAAGTTTAGGTGGTATAGCGATCTTAAACTGGGATCAAGTTACCGATTTAGATGTTAAAATAGGTGGAAAGGTTCGCTTTAGACATTCTCCTGCAACAAGTGGTGCTGCATGGAACGCTTCTATTAATATAGGTGAAGCAGTAGCAGGAACAGCAACTCAAGTGGCTCTCCCGTTATTATCGGGTTCGTATTTAGCAAAAGCAGTAGATAGTAGTGGAATTGCTTCAGATGCAGCTACTATTGTTACTACTGAGGGTGCAACTGTTTTAGCATTTGGAAACACTTCAACTATTACGGAAAGTCCAAGTTTTAGTGGTACTAAAACAGATGTCATGGTGACAGACGATGATAAACTACAACTCGATGGAAGTGGATTACTTGATAGTGTTACAGATTTTGATGCAATTACTGATTTTGATTTTATAGGTGGAATTGATGAAGAAGGCACTTATGTTTTTGCTTCGGGAATTGATAAAGGATCTCAAACAAGAGTTCGGCTTACCTCAAATGTGGTCGCAAATGTAATTAATCAGTTAGACCAGATTGATTCAAGAGGAACAAATATTGATACTTGGGAATCATTTGACGGTACTGCAACTGCAAACGCTAATGCAGTTCCTTACTATAGAAATACAAATGATGATCCAAGTTCGTCACCAACGTGGTCAGATTGGAAACCCTTTATGGCTACAGAAGAAAACGCAAGAGGGTTTCAATTTAAGTTGGTTTTATCCAGTTCGGATGAAGCTTATAACATTCAAATTTCAACATTAGCGTGTTCAGCATCGGAGATAGTATAAATGGCACAACATGATTACAATATAGCAAATGCTGATGGTGCAACAGTTCGTTCAGATTTAAATAACGTGCTATCAGCAATACAATCAAACAATTCAGGATCGGGTGATCCTTCTTCACTTGTAGCGGGAATGTTTTATTACGATTCAGGTGATAATATTTTTAAGATAATAGCTACAAACGGAAGCACGATAACGAATTTATTTACTTTAAGTGCATCAGGAAATACCAATGTTGCTACCGATATAGCAAGTGAGTTTACAACAACTCAAAACTTTAACGCTACAACATTAACGGATGCAGCAACAGTTGCTTGGGATGCAAGTATAAACCAAGTTACGCAAGTGACTTTAGGTGGAGACAGAGCTTTTGGCGCACCTACTAATCAAGTAGACGGTGCATGTTATGCTTTAAGAGTCGTGCAAGATGGAACAGGTTCAAGAATACCAACATGGAACACTGTTTTTAAATGGTCTAGTGCGACAGCACCAACTCTAACAACAACAGCATCAGCAATAGACATATTCGTGTTCCTTTCAAATGGAACAAATATGTATGAAATTGGTCGTTCATTAAACGTAGGATAATAACATGAGTTCATTATTAGGATTAGGTGGAAATATACCGTCAGCTGCCGCTGCTGCTGGTTTTTATGATTATCAGATAGCACAGAGTTGTAGATTAAATGGAGCAGAATATTTAGAAAGAACTTATAGTGGAAGTCCTACTAGCACAACAACTGGAACTTTATCTGTATGGTTTAAAAAAAGTGCAAATGGTAATCAAGATTCTATGTTTACATCTGGAAATGGTAGTGGAGATTCAGAACTAAATTTTAGAATATTAGACGATAATACTATGAGATTAAATATTTATGATGGTTCTTCACAAGTAGGAAGTATTATTAGTACAGATTTATTTCGTGATACTAGTGCTTGGTATCATTTTCTTGCATTATGGGATACTTCACAAGCTACTGCTTCTAATAGATTAAAAATGTATGTTAATGGTACACAAGTAACTAATTTATCTGACTCTACTTATCCATCTCAAGATCAAGAAAGTTATATGTTTGCTGATGGGAGAAAAGTAGCAGTTGGATACCAGACTTGGAATGGTTCAGGTAATGTAAAAGGATATTTAGCAGAAGCATATGGAATTGATGGAATAGCATATACACCTAGTACATTTGGTACTAGTAAAAATGGTGTCTGGATTCCCAAAGATGCTAGTAGTGCTGTTACTTTTGGCAATGGAGGTTTCTATCTAAAATTTGAATCATCTGGTGATTTAGGTAATGATTCATCAGGAAATAATAATGATTTTACTCCATCTGGTTTAGCAGCTCATGATCAGATGAAAGGCTCTCCCACTTTTTCATCAGATGATGGTAATGGTGGTAATTTTGCTACTCTTAATCCTTTAGCATCTCTAGCTGGAGTAACATTTAGTGAAGGTAATTTAAAAGAAGCAGATGATAATAGTGGTTGGCAAGCAATGTGGTCTACTATGGCTGTACCTTCTGGTAAATATTATTTTGAAGCAGAATTTACAGAAGGAAGTCGTGATAGAGGATATATAGGAGTAGCACAATCTATAGATTTAGCTACATATCAAGATAGTTATTATGCAGGGCAAACAAATAATTCAGCAGGATGGTATAGTGCTAATGGTTCTGTATATATAAATGCAAGTACAACTGGATCTACTTTAAATACTTATACAACTGATGATATAGTGGGTTGTGCTATAGATATTGATAATGGTTATGTATATTTTTCTAAAAATGGTACATGGGAAGATTCTGGTGATCCTACTTCTGGTGCTACTGGTACAGGTGGTTTTAGTTTATCAGCTTCAACTTCAGGAGATTCTTGGCATTTAATTGTTTCTGGTTGGGGTTCTGAATTTATAGTAAATTATGGACAAGACCCAAGTTTTGCAGGATCAATTACTGCAGGTACTGCAGCACCAGATAATGGATTAGGATTATTTAAATATGATGTTCCTGCAGATTATAAAGCCTTATGTGCAGG